TGTCGAGTCCTGGTTTCCGGTTGTCACTTTTGATTGTTGTTCGTTCATGGTTTCGCTCCCGCAAGGGAGCCCCTTTGCCCCCCCCGGGGGGGGCAAAAATTTTCAAGCTGTAAACGCGCGAAAAGAATGAAAAGGGTCGTTTTGGCGGAATGGTAAGGGTGAAATTGAGAATCCGCGGGAAGCCTGCGGAGACTCCGCTAGGTGGAGGCGGAGGCTTCGCGAGAGGCTTGCCAGTCCATTTCGGAAATCAAGGGCGCCCAGTCGATTTCGCTTTCCTTGCGGTGCTGGACCAGGTGGCGGACGTCGCGGATTTTCTCTGCCAGCGGAAGCGACAGGCGCCACAGGTGCCACTGGGAGGCGACGAGTTCGCCGATGATCCGCGCGCGGTTGAGAGGCACATAGCCGCTTTCCTGAGCCAGCGCATAGGCGGTCGCCAGGTGCTTTTCGGCGCAGAACACGCACGGATCTGTAGGCGCGATTCCAGGGGCATCTGCCCGAGGCGTCGCCTTGCCGTCTTTGTGTTTGCCGCAACCACAACCCATATCACGCCATTCCTTCCGGCATTTCTTTCAGCATGCTAAGTTGGCTCTGGTGCGCGCGCACGTCGTCCGAATTGTTCGGTATGTTGCCGAAGTCGGCCTCGTTTTCGGCGCAATCAATGTAATTCGGCCCCTCGGGGTAATTGAACGGATAGCGTCCGTAGTCGCAATACGCATCGAACAAATCGACATTTGTTTCGCCCGCGGTTTTCATGCGTATATAAAGTTTCTCGCAAGGCTTTGTGATCAAATCTATGAGGGAAATGCTCTTGCTCCATGGATCTTCTGGAACCCACGTTTCGCTAGCATAGGTGTGCTCGACTACGAATCCATCGTTTGTAAAATGTCCAGCGACAACCTCAACCGTAAGTTGACCACTGTTCAAATCCAGCATGATTCCAAGTGAGAACGAAATAATGGCGGTGTCCTGGCACGAAGGCGGGACAATCGTAAAACTGCCGCTCGAATTGTCGTAGTACTCCCAATCAATCATGTTTATGTAGCCGGAAAAATTCATGTGCGACACGCACGCCTCTCCGTGGCATTGGCCGCATTCGGAACATTGGCAGTAGTTGGCCCATCGCTGCATGAGCGAGCGCCAATTCTCGCCGTTCACTTCTTCTTCGGCGCACACGTATTCTGCATCCTCGCGGGTGTCGAACGGGCCTTTCATTATGTGCCCGTAGAAAACCCAGCCGTTTGGGCCGAACCACGTGCAGGACGTGTCGATTTCTCCGCCGACGGACGTTATTCCAAGCGATTGCAGCATCCGGCGCGGCACGATGAACACGTCTCCAACGTATGGGTGCGTCAAAGCCTCAAGGCCCTCGATCTCCGGCGTATGCGAGTCGTAAATGCGAACGATGCTGCGACACACGTACTTGTTGAGCGTCTGGTCGTTGCCGTCGAGGAACCGCACTATCAAATCCACGGTGTGGTCGCCCACGGAATCGAACTCGTAGCCGTAGTCGCACGCCTGTTCGCCCAGAAGAACCTTCAACAGCGGCACGCGATATTCGTCCGCGTTGTCGTCTGCGAAATAGTCGTTTCCGATCTTCAACACCTGGCCGAGAGTGTATCCGGCGGAAAACTCCCAGTTCTGCTTGAACTCGCCGTCGATGTATAGCGTAGCCCAAATCTGCGCACACTCGACCGGGACGGTGACTTCGTGCTCGATCGCCTGAATCACGCATCCGAGGTTCGCGTCGAAGCAAAAAAAGGTGTCGTTGTTCCCGGCCTTGTCAACCCACGCGTCGTGCTTCCACATCGTGAACTTGCGAACCGAAACGCCGTCGCAATCGGTGACGGGAATCACGTCTTGCGGAAGGCATGGGGGCGTCGTCGTCGGGTCGTGCCCGGTAAGATAGGCCGGCCAGCCAATTCGGCACTTCGTCTCGAAATCGCAGTTGGCGACGTCGCACCAGCACAGGCCGACGATGTACCAGCTTTCGACGCACGGGCAGCAATCGCACTTGGGGAGCAGCTTCGTCGTCGGGCTTTTGATGCCGCGATAGTACAGGTGTTCGTAGGCGTTGACGTCGATTTCCGCGTCCGACCCCGTGCCAAAGTCTCCAAACCAAAGCCTTTTCACGTTTCAGGCTCCGCGATTGCGTTGCCGAGGCAGTCGCCGAACAAGTAGAAACAATGTTCTCCGCCCCGCAGGTAGTCCTGAACGATCTGCGAAATCAAGCACACGTCGTCCGGTTTCACCACGACGACGCGGCCGAGAAGCTGGTTCATGTAGGCGAGGCCGCCGTGAGGGTTGTCGGGCGGTTCTGCGTCGTCCTTCGCGCCAAGGCGCACTTCGCAATTCTCGCCGATCACCCAGCCCTCTTCGGCGTCGGCGGCAACCCACGCATGCAGCCAAACGTGGTAGGTGCCGGCTTCCGTAATTTCCGCGCTCTCAAAAACGGGGATTTCGAGGTAGGTGCCATTGACGTAAACGACGCCGCAGAGAGTCGGATCGGCCGGCGGCGTCGAGACGAATCCGCCGTCCGTCACCCCGATCATGCAGTCGGATTCGTCGCTGGCGTCGTAGAGCTTGAAAAAGCTGGAGTAGTTGGCCGACGCCGATGCAAGGCCGCTGGCCGAAATGGTTAGGCCGCCCTTCCAGTTCTTGCGGACGGAGATGCCGTCTTCGCCTTCGACGTTGTCCAGGGCCACGCTGTGGGCGTCGAGCAGGGCCTTGATGCGGGACAGGACGCCGCGGCCGGGGAGTCCGCCAAAGATTGGGAAGCGAAAAATCATCGATCCTCGCTAGGCCGGCGATTCGGCGTCGGCGATCGTGTATTGGTCGCCCTTCTTCCACTGGCCGGGGTTGACCTCGACCTTGCGCTCGACGGTTTTCAGGGTGATCGGGTTGCGCTGGGCCCGGTAGAAGGTGACCATCGTGCTGTCCTCGTTGCCGTAGACGCTGGTCACATTGGACGAAGGAGGGGTGTTGTTGGCCAGAGCGCGAGTGCCGTGCTGCTCATATTCGGTGACGACCACGCGGCGACGATAGACCGTCGCGGTCGTTCCCTCGATGACGGTCTTCGCCTCGACGTCTTCGCGCCATTCGACTGCGATCCAGGCCATAATTACAGCCTTTCTTTGATTTCGGCCAGCTGCCGGTTGATCTGGTCGATGCCTTTGACGTCCAGCGGAGGCTGGCCCATTTCGGTCGTCACGCCGACATGGCCGGCAGCCGCGAAGCGGCCGGCGGTTTGAGAGGCGAACCAGGCGGAAGAACGGCCTTGGCCTTTGCCCATGAAGCCCTGGCGGCCCAGGCTGCGAAACCGCCGGCGGCGTGGGTTGAATTCCTTCATGGAGTAGTCGGCGCCATCGACGACGCGGCGGCCGGGATCGTCGTCGTCCGTGTCAGGATCTGCGCCGGGGTCTCGATTCTGCGCTTCGCTGGCGAGCCGTTCGGACAGCGCGTCGCGCCGGATCTTCAAATCCAGCATCTGGCCTTCGGTCTCCACGTTTTTCGGCCCCTTGCGCAGCGCCGCCATCTTGGCCTCGACCGCCTTGAGTTGCTCGGCCGTCGATTTTTTCGACAGCTCGTATTCCTCTTTGCGCGCTTCGAGATTTGCTCGCGCTACCTCTTCATTTTTGCTCTTGGCGTCTTGCATTGCCCGAATTTGATTTTCGACCTGCAATATCTTTTCCGAATACTCCAGCCGCTTTTCTTGTGAGGAAAAACCAATTCCATCTACCGCATCACGCTCCGATACGAGGCGGCTGCGTTCAAGTTTCAGCCTCTCGAGATCATCCTTCACGGTTAAAAGGAATTCACTGTTCTGTAGCTCTATTTGTCGTTCAAGCAGCCCGTTCCAATCCTCTGGTCGCGCGGGGCGAGTGCCCGTAACGGCCGACGGCGAATTCGTCCCGCCATGAACGGAGGCAGGTGCGACATCCACCCGATCAATTCTGTTCTTCAGGGCATTAATCACATCCCCATAATACTCAACCCGATCTTTAGCCTTTTGAACCCGAGGATCGTCTTGCCACTCGTTTTTATTTCCACCGCCTTCTATGAACTTTTTATAATTCGCCTGATTTATAGACGAATTTCGTTCGGCGATTTTCATGTAGCGCGAGTATTCCGCCTCCATCAGTGGAACTTGAGCCCGCGCCTCCTCTTTCGTGAGGGCATCGATGGTTGAATTTGCTCGGCTCGCCGGATCCACTCCCATCTTCTTTTGCTGACGAGATAGCCAGGTGTTCCATTCGCCGACCATCTCACGAATCGCCGCGGATACTTCTTTGATTTTCCGTTCCGACTCCTCGGCTTCGCTCTTTATTTTGCTCCAAAATCCAACCGCCACGTTAAGCCCAGCCAAAATCGCAAATCCCCACGGCCCTCCAAGATAAGAAGCAAACCGACCAAAAGAGGATTCGGCTGCGTAAGCTCCTTTCGACATGTTTGTGGTTGCGGAATCTATATCGCGCGAAAAACTCGTCGAATTATCCGACAGTCTTTTTTCCGACGATGCAATCCGGTCGAGACCGGCCTCCACGTCTCCAAGTCCGGCGGCGGCCTGGTCGGTTCCGGCGATTTCGATCTCGTACTGGAGTTTTCCGTCAGACATGGGCGGCGGGCTGGCGTTCGGCGATCCAGCGCAGGGTTTCGGTTTCGAGGTGCTCTTCGCAGCGGCGGATGGCTCGGCGATGGCGCAGCCACCAGGAGTCGTCGGCGTGGCCGTTCCCCTTTGCCATGGCGACGTCGTCGGCCTTGGCGTCGGCATCGTCCTGGAGATCGCAGACGGCCTTCCAGAAGTCGTCGTCAGCCACCTCCCAGAGCCAATGGGACGGAGATCCGCCGAACTGCTTGGAGAGGGTCAGGGCGATGGCGAGGAGGTCTGGGCTGGACTCGTCCTGGGGATCGTCCGGCGCCTCGAACCAGCGGATGGAGTCGTCGGGCGGAGGCATGAGGGAGAGCGCGGCGCGGCGCAGGGCCTCCTCGCTGGCGCGAACGCCCATGACCCACCGCCAGACGGCCAGGCGGGCCCGCAGGCGCGAGCGAAGGCCGGCGTACGCCTCTTCGGCGCGGTGGGCGCAGGCGAAGGCCAGGGCGAAGCCGTAGGCCCGCCGCGACTCGCCCCACCAGGCGGAGGCGCAGGTTCGCAGCCACTCGCGGCCGGCGACGGACGGCCGGCGCAGGATGGCCTGGCCGACGACCAGGGGAAGATCGAGGCGGTCGACGTCGTCCTGCGCGGCCGGCCGGCGGCGCTCCCGCGCGGCCACCGCGTCCAGTTCGCGGATCTCGCCATGGAAGCGGACGAACCAGTCGAGCAGCGTCTGTCGGTCGAAGTCGGCCGTCAGACTGAAAACGCCGTCCTGTGCCAGGGGGTGAAGCATGCCCGCCTCACTCGCCTATGCCGCGGGCGTCTTGGCGACGTACTTGGCGATGGTCAGCTTGCGGCGGCCGTGGCCGGCGTTCGACTGGTCGCTCTCGCCGTCGGGATTGCCGGCCTCTTCGACCCAGCCGCTCGGGATGATCCAGTTCGTCTCATCGACGGCTTCGAAGCTCGCGGTGTGCTTTTCGCCGGCGACGGAGCCGCACAGGAAATTCCCGGCGCCATCGTCGTCGTCGAAGTGGCCAAGGGACACGTCATAGCTGGCCGACTGCACGCTAGCCGCCGGGACGCCGACGGCAAGGCCGAACAAGGAGGTGCCGAAACCGTTGAAACTCGGGAGCGTCACCGTTCGCCCAAGCGCATTGTGCGCCGAACCGGTGCCGCCGATGTGCTTATGGCCGGCGATCTGGACCGTCGCGCGCGCGCCCTTGGTCGTGTTGATCGTGATGCGCTCGACGGCGATCGCCGTGGCTCCGCCGGCCGTCAGCGTTTTGCCAGAGATGGCGCCGGTGATCTGCGCCTTGTAGGTCGCGTTAAGTGACTGCTTCTTGCCGAAGGATGTCTGCGAGGCCGGAGCGTATTCGCCAAGGCCGTTGTCCGCGCAATCGGTGCTCGACGTGGTGCCGCGCGGAAGCGCGACGAGAGCCAGATCGGCATCGGCGAGGCCGTAGGGATCCGCGGCGGTCACGCCGAACGTGTGGACGTCGGCGCGGGCGACGGGACGAGGGGTGGCGGAGGGTTTGGGGGCTGCTTCTTGAGGGTTCATGGTTCGTTCTCCTTGCTTTTTCAATTCGGGCCGAAGCTCTCCAACAGCTCGACTTCCCAGATCTGTTCGATGCCGTCCATGGGCACGCCTTCCGGACCGGTCAACGGCCGGCTGCCGGAATAGACCGCCGCATCGGCGCCCGGCTCCGGAACGGTTCCGGCCGGCAGCGACAACGCCAGCATGACGCCCTTCGCCCGGTCGTGGATCTCAAAGAGCCGCGGTGTGGATCCTTCCAACTTTCCGCCGGCTGGGTTCAGGAGGTCCTGCTTCGCCGCCAGGGAAACGGAAATCGACGCGCGGATCACGAGCGACCGTCCGGCCTGGTCCTGCTTGCGGTCGCCCGCCCAGGACACGACGCAGATCCCGCCGGCGCCGACGGCCGCTAGAGCGTTAAGCTTCTGGAAAGGGTTTTCGGCCGTCGAGACCTTCCAGCCGAACGGTTCCAGCGTAGCAGCCAGTGCGGCGCGCACATGGAGCAAGGCGGGGGCGATGGATCCGGAGGGGGTCATTGGTCTATTTCCCGAACACCGCATCGACCAATGCGTCGGTTCGTTCCGTTTCCTTTTTGGAGGAGATCGCTTGCGTTTTCAGGCTTGAGCGGATTTGTTTTTTCGTCGCGAATTCCGACTTCTGTTCGGCTTTTGAAAATCGCTTTCCCGTGGAAGCACGAGCGTTCGACCCAAACATCTCGTTCGTTGTGCTGATGAGCGCGCCCGTTTCGGCATCGATGACCAAACTCGCCGTCCCGATGGACGTGAAATTCGAATCGACGATGGCAATCTCCAAAACCGGCTGTGGAAGTTGGTTTTTCAGGCGTTCGGCCTCGATGGCCGCGGCGACGGACGCCTCTTTTGCGTCGTGATCCGCCTGCTGGTCAAAACTGAACTGCTGCCAACCGGGCTCCATGAAATAGCCGGAAGGGGCGCCGACGGCGTTCGCCGGGCGATAGGTCGGCTGCGGCGCGACGGCGCCGGTGATGGTGTTCGTCCACGACATCCCAGCATGGCCGGTCGCACAACTGATGATCACGGTAATTGCCGCCAGTATCCTTTTCATTTCAGCTCCTCATAAATGGCGTCCAAGTCGGCATCTGTGAACCGCGTTGAATTCGAGTAGCAGGCGACTCGATAGAAGGCATTCGTCGACCCGTTGCCGACGCTGCTAGCTAAAAAACCGAATTGATTTAAAACCGTCGATGGTGTTGAAGCCGGAGAATTCGAGCCGAACGCCGCACCATCGAGCCGCGCCCACACCGAAGTCGAATCGCGCGCCATCACCAGCACATGCGTACCCGTTGGAAATCCGCCGGACGACAACCGCGTTTGAATCGCGAATCCTGGAGATCCGTAAAGCGATGAATCGGTGAACACGAAAGGGACCTGAACGGACGATGATGCCAGATTTCCAAACCCGACGAATCGTTGGGAAGATGCTTGTCTGCGAAATGCGAATGCGAATGCCGAATTGGTTGGAACCACAATCGGCGGCGAAAGAGCCATTCCCTTTGGAGCAGCGTCCTTGAAAAACACGATGCCGTCTCCGGCGTTCGTCGGCGCGTATGTCATTCCGCTCCAGTTCGTCATTTTGTAGCTTCCGACGCGCGATGCCCATTGCGTAACGGTTCCCTGCTGAACGTCCGTCGAATCCCATAGACAGAACGGATCGATTCCAGCCGCTGCTGGATTTGTCCGCGAATCGGCGTAGAGCTCCCACGGCGAAAGCGCGCGCGCGGAGAGCGCAGCGGCCAGCAGCACGGCCAGGATGGCGGGTGCGCGCGTCACGGAACGGCAAGCCTCCAATGGGCGTTGCTGCTGTTCGGCTGCCAGACGATGACGGCGGTGTTGGTGGCGCCGTTCGTGTAGATGCCGGTCGTTGAAAACCCAGTCATGTTAGTGGGTTCGAAAGACACGAAATTCGTTCCGCAGCAGAAGTGGAAGATCGTTCCTACGGAGTTCGACAGGCTCGCCGCCGCGCGTGCGAAGCGCACGGTTTCGGTTCCTGATGCGACGCGCAGTTGCTCGACACGTCCAGTGGACCAAACGGTCACGATGCCAGCATCCGCCGACAGAATTTGCGGAGAGTTTTCACACGTGGATCCAATGAAATTGCGAAGCGAATTGGCTCCGGAACCGGTGAATGTTAGAACGCCGTCGAATCGGTTGCTGCCAAAGAACGTCCACGGACCGCTCACGTAACCATTGTCGAAATTGAGCATTCTCGACTGCCCGTCGGATGCGGAATAATTTTTCAAATAAACGACGCCGGCCGCTTCGCTGAAGAGCCACAATCCGATGGGTTCTGGAATGCCTTCAATTTCAATTTCTGAATATGGCAGCAAGTAACCGGCGGCCGCGTGGTCTCCCCAGGCATAGGCCGCGTTCCAGTGCGCCAGAAGGTTGGTCGTGATTCCGTAGGCCGCGGCGGCCGCGAAAATAGGGTCCGTTTCCGACTGCAGGTACCCGGCGGCCGCGTGGTCTCCCCAGGCATAGGCCGCGTTCCAGTGCGCCAGAAGGTTGGTCGTGATTCCGTAGGACGCAGCGGCCGTGAAAATAGGATCCGTTTCTCCGCCGATCGTGGCAATTGGTGAGGCAAAAATAAGCGTTATCGGATCTCGGGCAGCGTGGACGCGGATATCCTGGAGCGCGATGATGCGATGGAAAACGAGGTTGGATCCGGCGCGGTCGTAGAGCGCCACGCGGCCCTGGTAGCGGCCGGGGTGAAGGCAGGTCTGCGTCGGGGCCGGGTTCCAGGACCAGTTCGCGCCGGACTTGGTCGGCGCCAGGTTGAGCCAGAGATTGGTGGCGTCGGAGATTTCCCATCGGGCGTCGCGGGAGTCGGCGGACGGAACGGCGTAGCGCAGGCTGACGCTTTCGGCCTGGGACCATTCCATGTAGTCGGGGGATTCGAAAAGCGGGTTCGTCGGGGCAACGAAGGAAAAGGTGCGGGCGTCGATGGCCACGGCCGGGCGCGCCAGGCCGAAGAGGAGCAGCAGGATCGCGCCGATCATGCCGCCGGCGCCGGTGATGCTCGGGCGGACGACGATGGATCCGCTGGTCTGGCGGCTGGAGGCGGTTTGCTCGACCGGGGCTTCCAGGCGCAGGTCGCCGGCGCCGACCTTCCCGAGATCGGATCGGATGCCGGAGATCTTCCGGGCCGTCGCCTCCGGCATCTCGACGCCGCGGCGGGTAAAGAGGATCTCCAGGGCGAAGTAGACGGCGGCCGTGCGGATCTTCTGCGGGTACGGGGCAGACAACGGAAGGCGGACGCGCCCCTCGATGAGCGCGTCCACCTCCTGGCAGGCCGTTTCGATCACCGCGGCAAGCAGGCCGGGATCCGGCTGCTCGCCTCCCTGGTCGGCGAGCGCGGCGTCCCGGTACTGGTCCGGGACGACCGCGCGCAATTCCCTAGCAGTGATGTAGGCCATGCCCGCCCGCGCCGCCTAGGTGATCGCCAGCCGGCGTGCCGAGATCGCGCTCGTCGCGCGAACGTCGTGCGTCCAGTCGGTCGCGTAGACCCGGCGGCGGGGCTCCTCGAAACTCCGGATGGAGTCGATGAGGCTCGCGTCGGTCGCAAACGTCTTCATGAACGACGGGTCGTAGGCCGTCGGCGCGTCGGCGCCGATGAACAGGAACACGTCGGCGCCCAGGACGAATTCCAGGGCGGATGTCTTGCCGGGCTTGGCCGTGTCATAGACCATCGTGCCGAGGCGGATGTCGATGTTCGGGACCATCAGCATGTCGCGCAGCTTGTCGATGGTCATGCGGACGCCGCCGCTGCCGGCGAGGTCGGCCTTGATGACCGCGTTGTTCCGCAGCGCGCGGAACGCCGAGACGCCGAGGACCATGCGGTTCGGGAACATGCCCGTGGCCTTCGCGATCGCCTCGATTTGTTCATCAAGCTGGTCGATGGGATCGACCGTCGCGCCGGACCAGACGCCCTTGCCGGACACGGCCGTCAGGGCGGCGCGGGCCTTGGAAATGACCTCGGCCTCGCGGGCGAGCTTGGCGGTCGCCAAGAGCGCCGCGATCTTTCCCTGCTCGAGCTGGGGCATGCGGGCCTCGCCGGCCAGCGCGCGCTCATGCTCGTCGATCACGACCTCGAGGGCGTTCGGCGCGCAATTGAAATACGCGTCGTCGGACTCGAACGCGAGCCGGTTGGCGTCGCCGCCGATCGCGCGAACGGTCTGCGGGATCTGGAAGGCGTTCTTCTGGTCGTACGTCTTGTACTGGCCGGAAGCGATGCCGGTCGGGACGACCGGCGCAAAGAAGTTCGCGAGCGACTTCGACATATCCTGCATGAACCCACGAGCGAACGTGGTCAGGACTTCTTCGACTTGGAAGATCTGGGGCATGGGGGCTTTCTCCTCTTCGGGGTGGATCGGGATCAGGTTTCGGACGCGTAGGCCGCGTACACTTCATCGCCGATGCGGCCGGCCGGCGGCAGCAGCACGGCGGACACCAGCTCGGTGGCCACGCCGGCTTCGATGGCGCGGGCTTCGGCGACGTCCGTCGCCGCGGCCTTGGTCCAGGTGCCGGTGCTGGGATTGCGGACGAGGTAATCGCCCGCGGCGACGGTGCCGGCCAGCTTGACTTCGACGGGGCCGACGTTGGCGCCGAACACCGCGACGGACACGCCGTCGGTGTAGGCTTCCGTCACGACGCCAAAATCGCCGCCGAGGGTGGCGTTTCCGGACGCATCGATGCCGACGGCCAGGCCGACGCCATCGCTCAGATCGACACCGGTGGCCTCTTCGAGCCGGACGATGCCTTTGGGGTTTCTTTCCATGTGCTTCCTTGTGGGTTGGTTTTCTATTTCTTGAACAGTTCCGGCTTCTGCTGCTGGGCGAGGCTCCAGAGCTGCTGGAAATCCTGGATTCCGGTTTCCTTCCGGATCTGGGCGATCAGCGATTCGATCTTCGCGGAGAGGCCGGTGGTTTCGGTCTGCGTTTCGACGGCATTCCCGGCCGGCGTGCGGCGCACGATCGGAAGGGTCACGCCCAGGCCGGCGATGTGCTGCGCCAGGGATTCGGCGCTCAGGGCGCTGATGGCCGTCTCGTCGAGCGTGACGGCCTTCCCCTGGAGCACTGCGATCTGGATCATGTGTTCCTTCTGGAGCGAGTCCAGGCGGGCGGAGAGCGCGGAGATCTGCTGGCGGCCTTCGTCGAGCGCCTCGGGCTTGAGCGCGGCTTCGGCGATCACGCGCACCTGGTCGATGGAGGCGGCGGTGACGGCGGGCGTCTGGTCGAGACGCTTCTTCAGGTCTTCGATCAGCAGCGCCTGGGCGTCGATCTTCTGGCCGTAGCTTTCGATCAAGCCGCGCAGACCCTTGTTCTCTTCGGTGACGTTCCCGAGGGCCGACTGCAACCCTTCGATGATTTTCTGCGTGTCGTTGTCCATGGGATTCTCCGGGGGTTGGTAGGTGGCCGAAAACGCCGAGATGCCTTTCACGGCGCCGTTGTCGCACAGCGCGGCGGACAGGATGCCGAGCACGACGACCGGATCGCCGGGCGCTTTGCGCTTGGTGTGAATCGCGACGGGCGACACGTCGCAGTAGTCCGAGCCGTGCTCGACGCCTTTGGGCGTCCATGTCAGCGCCGTCAGATAGATGCCGTCGCCGGGGACGACTTCGAGATCGCCGTGGGCGGCATTGTGGCGCGGAGCGGGAACGAAGTTGGGATGGCCCTTGAGGCTCTGGTGGTCGAAGTCGAGCACGATGCGCCGGAACGTGTCGGCGGCGATCTGCCGATTCAGCGCCGCGACGGTCACGTCGTTGACGATGAACGGTCCGTCGGGCGTTTGGTTTTCGCCCCAGGCGAACAGCTTCAGGCGCGTAGGCAGGTGTTCGCGGTCGAAGCTGACGGACGAACCGTTCAGCGCGGTCAGGACCAGGGATTCATCGCGGTTTTCCATGCGCGCGAGAAAACCAGAAACGCGCGCGCGCCCCAACGAACAGAGTGACGGATGAGAACTTTGCTTGCGAAGGGCGGTTTTACGTCAGCCGGCTATTTGCCGAAGAGCCAGCGCGAAAGGACGTCCTTGCAGGCGCTCATGGCCTTCTCCGTTGCCTTGCCGGTGGCGTAGAACGGGAAGAACGGGCGCGGAGGCAGGCCGGGGTGATTGACGGACTTGATTGGGTGCTTTGCTCCGGGCCAGAAAAGGGCCTTCTTATTTCTGGCTTCGATCACGTGCGGCTTCGAACCCAACTGGTGGGCGGCGGCATAATCCCGATCCGTTCCGACCATGGCGTGGGTCGGACCGACTTCGATTGTTCGCGGGCTGCGCGACAGCGTCCCGGACCGGACCAGCGTTGCGGATCCCAGCCAAGGCGTCGGCCGCAGGCTTTCGTCCGTGAACGCTCCTTTCGTCATGGCCACTAGTTCGTCGGATATCGCGGCCATCGCCTTTTCCGGCTCCTTGAATCGGGCGATCAGCCGCTTCAAATCCGGCGTGATCGTATCGGTTTTTATAGTGACCTGCATGTCAGCGAAGAAACGGATTCGCCTTTTCCCACTCTTTGAGCAGCGTTTCCTTTTCGGCGTCCGTCAGCGGGGGCGGATTCGGATCCGCATCTCCTTCGGCTTTCATCTGCGCCAACAAATCAAGCAGCTCGCGAAACAGCGGATTTTTTTGGGCAAGCTTCTCCAGCCCGGCGTCCTTTTCGTCATTTGGTTTCATATCGGATTCTCCACGTTCTGGCCAACCGATCGAAAATCTCTTTCCATTCATCGTTGCTCATCGTTCCGGCATCCATTCGCACCATATACGCATCCAGCAGTCTGGCCATCCGCCGATTGCTGGCCGCCACCCGAGACATCTTCGCGCTCACGATGTGGAGCTTACCATCCGGTTCCACGACCGCAATTGTTTTCACCGCCGGGTTGCAGCGGAACAACGCCGCCAAATCGGACGGAGACGGGAGGCCCGGTTGCAGATGGTTGTGAACCATCGCCGTGGAACGTCCGTCGCGCAAAGCCCGGCGAGCCTGTTCCAGGAATGAAACTCGATCCGCGCTGCCGGACCCATATCCGATCACCATGCCTGTATTGTAGTCGACAACCTCCAGCAGCTCTTTCGTCCGCGCGGCTGAATTCTTCGCCAGCATACTTGCGGCCCGCTCTAAATCGGCGCTCAGAGCCCAGTCCCAGACGCTGCGCTCCAGACCATCGTTATCCTTGAAAACGGCCGTCTGCATGTTGCGCCGGAAGGCGTCGAATGCGGCCTTCAGCACCGCGTCGTTTCCGTATTTTTCGTGTAGCTCGGAGACGGGGGTGCGTAGGTCGCCCGGATTCCACTGGTAGGCTTCCAGGGATGCCGTCGTACCATCCTTTTGCGCGCGCTTGACTGGGCTGGACACGTCAACCGTCGAGCCGATCCCCTCGTCGAGTCGGCCGGTGGTTTCGAGGTTCTTCATCCCGGAATCTGGCAGCGTCCAGCCGCGCGACTTCAGCTTTTTGTCTTTGTTGATCTTGCCAGTCAGATTCATCTGACCGGCCACGCGGCCGTCCCGAACCATCTCATCGTATTCGCCGGGACCGACAGGAACCACCTGGCAGCGGCAGCCCCAGTCCCATGGCGGAAAATGGTCTTTCCAGAACGCATGGTTCCACGGAAGTGTTAGCCCGTGCAGCTTGGCGTGTACGTCTCGTACGCGGTCGTCGCCCATCGAAAGGTATTTCCAGTACGGGAAGAAATCGCGCTTTTCGAACATGCTCTTGTAGTTCGCCGCCGCATAGGCCTGGAATCCGTGGTGGCGCAGCAACAGCTCGGCCCGCTTTAGCGCGGCCTCCTCGTCCATCCACGGAATCCCGCCCTTGCCCATCAGCTTCTCGGAAATCTGCTTCTTCAGCTCATCCCAGTCGCCGCCGCGCGGAAGCTCCGCGACGATGTCGCGGATCTCCTGTGCCACCTTCAAATCTTCAATCCCTGAAATTATGAACGCCCGCGCCCGGATTTCTGGAATCATTTTTGCAAAGATGTCCTGATCCACGACGGGCCTGTCGCGGATGATATTCGCGGCCTCGTCGAACGGAACCGGCTCGAATTGGATTCCATCGCTCATTAAAATTCCTTCTACATCGCGATGGACATGTCGTCCAGCGGGCATTTGACACGACCGATTTCCGGGTGCACGTAGACCTGGGTGGTTTCGAGTGAAGTATGGCCGAGGATCTCCTGGAGATCGCGGATGTTCGTTCCGCGCTCGATCGCGTGCGTGGCGAAAGCGTGCCGCAGCGAGTGCGGGTGGATCATGTCGTTGAGACAAAGCCGGCGAACCGAAGCCCGCACGGCCCGCTGCACGTTCTCTTCGAGGCAATGCCAACGGACTTTTCGGCCGGTCCGCGGATCCGCGCATGGATTCCGCCCAGGGAACACGAACGCCCAGTCCTTGGAAAACTCCAGCCGGGGATATTTGATGCCGAGCCTCCCCGGAAGCTGAATCGGAAGTCCGGCCAAGCGATCGCGATCCGCGACTGCCGCCGCAGCGGCGAGCTGGACCCGGAGCTGAGGCAGTATGCATTTCGGCAACGGAACGGTGCGATCCTTGGCACCTTTGCCCTGGCGTAGCGTGAGGTGCGGCGCCGCTGATTCGTCCAGGCAAACATCCTTCACGCGCAACAGGCAGGCATCGCCCAAGCGCAGGCCCGAACCGTAGATCAGGCGGACCATAAGCCGCAGCGGATATCCGCCTGAATCGCGAACGTCGTCCAGCAATCGCTGGACTTCCTCGAAGGCCGGCGAATACGGTTGGCGCTTGGGGCGGCGGGCGCGCAAGGCGTCGAATGCCTGGTTTTGGGCTGAGGCCGAATAGCCGCTCTTGGCCATATCGGTGAGAAACGCCTCGACCTTGTCCCTGGCATCTCCTGGCGGATTCGTTCTGGCAATCCAGGACCCGAATTGCTTCATCCATCCAACGTAGGTTTTTTCCGTCGACCAGGCCATATGCCGCAAGCGACAAATGCTTCGGACCTTTTCTTCGGCCTGGGTTAAGTTCATGGATTACTCCGTTGGATATACGACAGGTGACGCAGAAGAATTGTTCGCAGTACGCGAAGCGTATTTACAAAGTTTTCTGCAAACAATTACTCTCGACACAATAAGCGCAACGCGAGTGATGTGCGGATTTGTCTTCATATCTTCCACAAGATCGGCGTACCATTCTTCTGGCGTTCCATTTGATGAATGATGGGACATTTTCTCGCGCCCATACCAAACATAGACTTCTGCTTTTGTTTTCATTTATTCTCCTGCGAACAACCCGGTCCAGCCCTACCGCCGCCAAGGCGCGGCGGAGGCTGACCCGTCGGGTTCCGCCCCGCTAAGCGGGGCGGAATGGGGCGCTTCGCCGCCAGTGCCGCGCGATTGTCTGCCCCGCTACGCGGGTCAGAACAATCGCTTGCACCGGACACCCTTCGGGCGTCCGGCCCTT